ACTAAGGGTGATGATGTTCCTATTGACATATTTACCCGAGAGATTAAATTTGATTCCCGTAGCTACGATTGCTCCTAGATTGATTACTGGAGACTTACCCACAGAACCCGACAAAGTTGCCCTTAGATAACAGTTAGTATATTTAGAAGCAAGTATAGTTGTTTCCTCATTGACCTTCAAGGGAATCCAACCAGATGTCCCATTCTGAGATACTTCCCACAAAATAGAAGTTTCTGCGGGAATAATCTGATTTACCGCCAGGACCAATTGTCCGGCCTCAATTGAGGATAACTGATCAAAATTGAGTGTAGCATTGGGAGCACTGAAATTAGCAGAATAGATTTTAAATTTAGCATCCATATCCTGATGGGGAGTCCAAGCCCGATTATCACTGGAACTAAATAGGGTACCACCGATAAAGGGTTGTGCCGGAACAGCACTACCACTTGCTACATCTAGTTCTCCCATCTTAGCAACCCAAATTTCGTAATCAACACCTTCTGTCATAATAACCCAACAATATTGAGTATCCCGGTCACACATTACCGGGTCGTCAAATACGAACTTAGTCTCTGTTAATCCGTTTGCAGATACATTTATATCTGCAGATTGTAAAGTTCTAGATGCATAGGCAATTGGTCCGGGATAACCATTAACCACGTCTCTAATTTGAACGGTGATTGGTTCCGTATCTTTTGCCCCGAAGAATAGACCAATTGCCGTAATCAATGTATCTTCGGGGAAAGAGAAAGTTTGCGCTAAGGGATCATGGTCATCTTCATTCTGCTGAGATTGCCAAAAGAATGTTTGTTCAACAATCCTATACCGACCGATTGCGGTATAAGTGGTTCTTGCAATATTCTGGATTGCCACTCCTTACACCTCATTCCATGCGACAATTTCTCTTGTACCAGTCCTTTTATTTGCGGGGATTGTAAATGTAGCAGTAAATTCCCCATTGGCATTAGATCGAACAGTTCCGGGGTCGGTACCAGCAACAGTACTACCAGTAGGTGTAAGTGAAACTAGGGTTCCGTCGAAGGTGCATTGAATATTATCTGCGTTGGCCGAAAATCGTCTTCCGGTAATAGTAAGGGTTCTTAATCGAATAAAAATAATTAGTTCATCGAGTAGGATTCGAGTTAAAATACTACTAGGATGAAGTTCGGACCAACGTCCATTCCAGTGATTCCACCAGTTAAACACATTAGAAATTATAGTTTCCGTAATTACCCAGTTATCCTGATTTGGGGTCACTCGAATAAGGGCTGTGTTAGTATATACCTGATACGGATTAACTCGCATTTTTCGGGTAGCTTTATCCTGTTGAGATTTGACAATCTCGGTAAATGGTTTGGTTGCATACTGATTAAATCTATATGCCGTTCCCGTCCCATTAGAGACAGGGTCAATGGATGTAGCCGTAAACTTAGCCATCATTTTATTTTGGTCAGGATCAATCGAACAGCCAAATCCTGCATATGCGGTATCCATTTTATCCATGTTCAGGAATCCGTCTGTAAATATCCCAAGTTTTGTCGTGGCTGGTTCCATAACTGTAGCGGCATTATCAAGATCTTCGAGAGCTTGATTATACTCGAGATCGTCCATACGTTCTCTTAGTCTACGAATCTCTGCCATAGTAAGACGTTTGGGATCATAGTTTGTGACAATTACCGTACTTGAATTAGGTGGAATATACATGTCTCCGAGAATGAGAACTCCTACAGGAAATGGAGGCATAGGAGCAATCACACTCGGAGTACCCTGTAGAATTTTAATTTCCCCGTCTTTAGTAAGGTAAAAAATATCTCTTCGTTCTAGATAAAATTCATAAGTCGTTTGGAAATTTGAACCGTTTATCGGACGGTCCCCAGCCAGGAAATGAACTTTGTCTGTACCATTATCGTCATAAAGTTCATAATCAGTATCGAGAATCATTACCTTGGTATAAACCAGTGTAATTTGATAAGAAGCACCACTTCCCGGCTCCGAACCTCCGGGGGACCAATCTACGTTGTTCCCATTTAGTACATAATCTGCCGGAGAAACATAACCAGTAATAGATGTGATAGAACTAACTGGTGTATATTGAGCAGGAATGGCATCCATTGTATTAGGAGTACTCCCCCGAGTCATTTGAAACGTAGCAGAAACCTGTGCAGTTAATTGATTAATCTGTTTGACCGGTTGACTATTGAGCGTATACAGATCTACCCCAGTAGTATATGTCTTAGTTTCATTTGTTACAGTCTGAACGGTTTTAGCTTTTGGGAAATCAGTCTTGATCGGGGAGGGTCTACGGATTTCCCATCCTAATACATATCCGGTCCCAGCTTCATTAATCAAAGTAAGATTATCCGTATCTTTTTCGATTACTGATCCGGTAAGACCACTTACGGTATAACTACCGCTTTCATCATTAGTCCTTCGAGCCAACCAACCGGCTATCGAATCTGACTCAAATGTTGATTTTTCAATCTTTAGTTGTCCATCGATAAATATATAAATTGGATAAGCCGTAACATCATCAAGTACCCAAGTGGGGTCAACCTTAAGTCGATCTGCACCGGGTAATCCGAAATTTTCACCCCCTGCAGGATCAAGGAGATCAGGATCCGTACTAGATTGAATAATAGTTTCCTCTAATTTAACTCCGAGAACTTCAGTACCAGTACCAGTTATATTGATAACAGTATCAGGTAAACTGTGGATAACTCCCGCTACAAATATATCTGTAGCAGGAATAGTTATCTCAGTACCTTTGATTACTAAGGCGCCCCCACGTACAATACTACCGTCATTGAAGAGTGTTTGTCCGAGTCGCTGAATCTTATACAGCACTAATGTCAGAAATTCATTAAGCTCTTGTTGCTGAAGATCAACCCCACAATTAAATAGTATTTGATGATACATTTTCACGGGGTCAAATTGGTCCCAATATTCACGTCCCGTAGTAGGGTTTATCCGCTGGGTCATCTATTTCACCACCTTAGAATTCATAGATGATATTGATTCTTTGTCGAGTATTCGCCGAACGTGGGTAGGGAAGAGTATTCTGTACCAATTCTGGACATCCTGCATTTTGAACTTCAGCAGGGAGTGCATAAGTTCTTTCCGACGGAACCCCCCCAGCAAGAACGAGGGAACTAAAAACGATCAATTGTCTAAAGGTTGTATACGGAAGTGTATTATCAAGAAGAGCGGTAAGATAAACATATTTTGCTCCTTGGGTATAGGCTTGAACTTGTTGGACCTCTGACCATTTAGTGACATTCCCTGCTTCATCGATAACCTCGATTGCTCCGCCGGCATCTGGAATAACCAACTTCTTAGTTTCTACTTTCTTAAATCCGATAGGTTCTGTAAGAGCGGTAACTTGCTCCCACCAAATATTGTTTTCAGGATGATTGATGGGGTCGTACACGGGCGGTTCATCCGGATCTCCCCAAGCTGTAGACTTACCAATACCTATCCAGATCATAGTATTATTAACAAATTCAATTGCCCTTCTAATTCTACTATATAAAGTGCATACCATGGACATTAGTAATCAACTCCTCGTACTTCAACTTTTATTCTCCACCCCATTTGGAGATAAGGTACTTCAATATTGTCTTCCCATGGATATGAAGTAAAGGCTTCCATACACGGGGACCAACCCAAGTATCGAGTAGCGATTGCCTGAACATCAAATAGCCATGCAATATTGAGTTCGATAAATCTATCCTCCGAAACCAATTGTACTAGAGAACCAAATTCATAACTCAAATCAAACGGAAATTGTCTCAAATCCTCATCTGATCGAACACCGTCTACAATATGTGTTATATAGAGAGTTTTTCCCGCTGAAAGGAGTTTAAGCAAGGTTCTCTCAATGAAGTCTGGTTTGACGTGTGTCAAAACATCTATCACATGATAATCCCAATATTCATAATTGATAATTTTGTCAGTACCTGAGAGTTTTGATTTACCAACTACAAAAAGATTTTTCCAGGGTTCATAAACAATTGCCTGACCCTGACTCTGACTTCTTAAAGCTGAAATAATCGAAGAAAGAGTATTCCTTTGCCGTAACATTTCACTCTGAATACGAAATCTATATGATTCATCCGTTTCGCCTGTATGGCGTGGAATTCTATAATCTACTCCGTGGAAATCAAGGTAAAAATCTTCTGCGGTAGCAACAGTCAATCCATTCTTAGCCTTTTTAATTTCCGTATCAAGACGATCAAATATTTTCTGACATGCAATCATAATTGTAGTGAATATCGGTGCTCCATCATCATCGACCCAAGATGATGGAATTTTCTCAAGCAGTGACAAAGTTTATCACCCCCGCGCGCAAGATCTTTGACGCCTGTCCGAGAACATCCGCGACAGGAGTGGTGAGAACTACATTTTTAACTCCGTTGACTCCCATGACTACTGCAATCAATTCAGCTCGATACAACGAAGCACCCATTTCCTTGGTAATAAGAAATGCTTGAATTGCATTAGATACATTAAGGAAAACCTCAGCTTCGAGATAACTGTCTTCTAATGTTAAAGTTCCTCCAATATCAACAGTTTGAGTTTGGGCAGCTAATACTTCGACTTGTTCTCCAGCAGCTCGCCAGTTTACATCAATGTCTGTCTGGATTTCAGCAAGAAGTTCAGGAGAGGGCGTACCACCTCCAGTATCAATAAATAACTTAGTATATCCAGAATGTACTTTCTGGATAGCTGCATTACTTACATTAACATGCCTAAGCGCCCCAGTTACTAAGGCAGGAGCAGTTGCTCTAGCCATGTTTGAAAGTTCAAGGTAAAATCTGTTTCTTAATTGGTCATCTGTTTCTCCATCAAATCCGTTTGAAAAAACTGGGTGTGTAATATTGATTGTTTCCGTAGCTGTGGGAATAATGGTATCGATAGTATTGGAAAGAACATTTCCACTTGCCCCAGTTAATTTAGCAACGACGTTTACTGTAATCTCTGTTTGTCCGGTGGTAAATAGTGCATCAGTAGGATTATAAAATTCAGTATTGTCGGATGAACATCTAAACGTAGTATTTTTGGAGATTAACCTCGGTCCAGTACTTGTTAATCTTGTAAGTGTTAATGTTCCTGAAGCAGCCAAAGCAGGTTTACGGAAAATATTATAGTCTTTTAATCGATCATCCAAATCCTCATCCGTTGCTGTATGTATAAAAAAGATTTTTAGAATCCGAGAAAGTTGATAGACTAATTCCATCCCGATGGAAGAGGAGCCCCCGAGATGAGCATCCAAAACAGACCCCTCATGGTAATCAGTAAGTTTGGAATCTCTACTCTCGACTTCAGTTTTAGCAATCTGATATAACTGCTCAAAATTCGGTAAAGTAACTCCTGCCATCTATTTCACCACCTCAAATTGGTACTCCACAGAAACCCCGGTGACTTTAACAGAAATTTCTATCATACAGACATCCATCGTCCAATCTGCCCGAGCGAAATTTACCTTAGAAATCCGTTTCTCTCTTACCACATTCATAGTTATTGCATTGGCTAATTTTTGCCGATTCGAGGGAGTGGCAGGAAGATTCATATATCGATAAACTCCAACCCCATAATCAGGTCGATGTTGTAACTCTCCGGGATTAGTTATAAACCGTCGATATAGAGCCTCTTTCAAATTTGCAAGACCGTCAATAGTACAAACGTCTCCCCTTGCGGAATATCGATAATCCCCAATTAGGAGGACGTCAGTCCCATAGTCGACTAACATATTGATTCCTCCTCAGCCACTGAATACCTTAGATGAACCACTAGTAATTGTTCCACTATGGGAACCGTGTAATGGACAGGAAACTTGGACTGAATCACCCAACCGAGCTACCGCTGCTGTTCCCCCACAGAAGTTTATCTTTTCTGCATCTAGATTTACAATTTCCGAGACCGTAGCATTTACTGTACCTTCTACATTCAAAGTAATATCACCCTTAACGTGAATCTCAACATCACCCTCTGTAATGTCGATCTCTACGTTATGCCCAGCCTTAGTTATCATGAGAAATTTATCTTGGGCAACTTTCTCTGGAATTTTGTCAATAGCATTATTGAATCGAAGAATACAAACTCCTCGATTCAAATCACCGTTAGGAAATACACATAAAACCTCATCCTCAATTTCAGGAAGAATGTATAAACCGAAGCCGTTCCCTGCATAAATCCAATTCATCCTTACTAGAGGTTTCTCCCCTGTTGGATGAAGGGTGACTTTCAAAAGGATTTCGTCTTTTTCAATAATTATCTCATCAACAATTGCGACGGAACAATGAATTTCATCATTCCCAAACATCTTCTTAAATGCACCAAGAGAAAATTCCGCAAGGGGCATTTTAGCTCACCCCCAGATAATTAACGAGACTTACACTAAGTTTATATCCCTCTTCATTAGTCCATTCATGCTGAATCTTTTGTGCATAAAATATTCTATCTAACTTAACAACATTTTGAGATATTTCGGAAGCAACCTGAGAATTAAAACCTTTATTAACTAGAAAATCCATAATCTGTGAGTAAGGCATACTATTAATTATCTTTTTAAATCTGTCCCCAATGGTAACAGAAATAGGGTCCCCATTTCTAAGTCGAATTACACTTTCTTTACTCTCAAAGGAATATAGATCGGAAGTTTCAAATTCTCCTTCAATTTGTTTACGATGTAATTGATTCCATATACCTTCGGCAATTTCTTTTAAAATAGCAATATCCTGTACATTACTAATTATGAAAGTTGTAAATTCATAGGTTTTTACATCCTGACTTTCATCCGCTGCTTGTTGAGGACGAGAAGAAGCAGCCTTCTTGACTTCAATATTTACGGTCTGACTATTTACTCGCATATTCTTAGAAGGGACTACCATTTCATCCTTCTCGACGGGAGGGTCTGGATAAGTCGCCCGAAGAGTTGTTTTTGTAATCGGGTCATAAGATCGTACCTCTACATTTAAGCCCGTCTGCTTAGCAAATGACTTACGAAACTTCAATGTATTCAGGTTAATTCCGTAAACGAAGTTAGTAGACTTAGTGCTAGGATACATATTTCGGGGCTTATTGATTATTAACTGCTCTAATTTAATATAGCAAATAAATCCGGCCTGGATACAAATATCATAAATTAGATCCCAATAACTATCTTCGTTACGGGGTGTATGCTCCTCGTAGGATCTAAGTTTAATTTGAGATAAGGTGGGGAGGGCTTCCGCACTCTCGTTAACTACTTCAATTTTAGCGAAGGAAGGATCATGGTTAAGAATCCATCGGAAAGCTTCATCTAATTTCATATCCAATGGAACATTTCCATGAAACCATTTAGTGTCAAGTAAAATTCCAGTGAAATCTCTCCCACGGAGCTGTAAAACTTGATCCTCTTCTTCAAATTGAATCTCAAAATCGTCAACGAATCCAGTTAATAAACAATCATCCGGTTCATTGGTAATTAGCTCTCCATATTTATCTGTTGTCCCCATCCAGATTCCCACACCACAGGATCTAATTGTTCGGGGATCAACTGGAAAAGCATTATAGTCTAACCTTATTTCAAATTCATCTGCTTGTTGATAAGAATTTAGTTCAACCTTTGCGAACCGAGGAAGAATCTCTAATAGATAATACTTTTCGGAATTCTCTTCGAAATTCATTCGGAGCGAGATTCTACAGCTTGGATAATAAATCATTTCGGGATCACCAACTTCTGACCCATGTTAATTACAGAATCTTTAAGACCATTAAGATTGGCAATCTCCATCCACCTACGGGCGTCACCTAAGAATTTTTGAGCAAGTTGAGCCAAAGTCTCACCATGGGAAACTATATGCAAAATCTGTTGAGGTGTTACTAAGGAATTAAGATTTAGTATTGATCGAAAATCTTGTTTCAAACAATTTAACTGATTATATATTTCAGCAAAATAAGAGAGTTCTTTCAGATTCTCCGTAACAAGATTATATACATCTCGGAGCACTGATTTGATTTTATTCAATCCCTTAGCAGCCTGAGCTGCCATCGAAGCTAACGTGGAAACTGTCATTTTCTTTGCTTCTTCTTCAATCTGTTCGACACAGTCCTTAATTTGATCAAGTTGATCTTCAATTACGGAGGGAAGTTGAAATTCGGTCCTTATACTTTCTAACGCTTCGATCTGTTTCTTCATCTTTTCAATATCAATCTCATAAATAGGTAACATCATCATGTTAACCTGTTCATGAGCCAGTCTGAAAATATTGAATCTAATTTTATATCCTATATCATGTACAGTTTTTATACTGGGTGTAACTTCTTCCACCATTCCAATAAATATCTGATTAAAATACTCAAGGGTTACTTCTTCTGCAGTCTCACGCATAGTTTGTAAATCTTCGATCATAGTTAGAGCATATCCAGCTTTATGATGGAATTTATCTTTGAACTCCCCCGAAAATTCAATCGTACCATGTTTAGTATTTAAAACTTGAACAATAGGATCCGGATTACCCGGGTAGTGAGATTTCTTTAATACCGTCGTCGAAGTATATGAAAGAGGGGGTTCCGGAAGATCATGATTATCTAGTTCAATCTCCATTGAACTGTTTCGTAAGATAAGTGGAAACATCTATTTCACCTCTTTCACCGGGGAGTACCTTGGTAAGGCATTGCCCTACGCGGTTGGACGGGTTTACTTGCAATTCTATTTAACAGTTCAACGGTAGCAAAAGCTACCCGATCAGGTTCATAATTTTCCTTGAATTCCTGATGAATATGAACACCGCCATTGATATTGGTAACATTGAAAGGTACATCGGGTTCACCAAAAGCATTTAACTTAGGTTCGCCCCAAGCTTTAAGTCCCTTAGTAAATTCCCCAAAATAATCTCGAGAATCTTTTTTAAACTGATATCCCGTAAAACCTTTTTCATAGGCATCCCATAGATTTTTGAGATATTTCTTAGGATTGATTATAGCATTAAGCAGATTCTTTAACCCTTCCATTGAAAATGTATATTTAAGAAGACTCCATAATCCAGCGAAATGCTTAACGGTCGTTTGGATAACAAATGTAAGTGTATCTAACCAGTATGCAAGTGCATGAACAAGGAGTCCCCCAATTAGATTGACAAGTTTACCACCCCAGGTCCAGATAAACTTAATCGCGGGACTCAGAGAGTCAACTATCTGAATTACGGTTGCGATAAATTTATTGATGGAGCTCTTGAAATGATCTGCACACTTCAGGGTATTATTTAAGAATCCCATTATCAAAGCAGAGATTAGTGCTACAACAGCTAAAATAATGAGGAGAACCTTCGCGAATACAGCCAGTGCAGGACCAGCTTTCGAAAGAGCAGCTGTTAGTCCACCCTGACGGAAGAGATTCAAGAATTTACCGAGCGTAGGATACATAGCCATAAATGCAAGATTAGGATATCCAGCTTTTGATAATTGACTTGCTTCTCCCGCACGTTTGGTCCAATCAGAAGTTTTCTGATACATCCCTCTAAAATTAGAAACCCCGTATAGCATTTGAGTAACTCTATATGCACCAAATAATAACAACATTTTCTTAATTTCGTCACGATGGTCGATTAGATATTTTATAGTGTTTTTAATAATGATAAAAGCCTTAGCTAATTTATTTCCGACAGCATCTGCGAATTTAAAAATCGCATCTCGATTTGCTGTAATCCATTTTAATACATCCTTGAGCATATCTTTCCATGTTTCAAATAAAGGTTTTCCCGCACGCCCCAATGCAATTTGGCCTACGTCAATAATAGTTGTCCACAGACCTCTCCCAGACATTTCAAATTGATCTGCAGCAACTTTATATCTTTCCATTGCTTTCACGAGAAGATCGAATCGAGCAGTGGGAGCTAAGGCATTGAAGGCTTTAGCCCCTCCCCCGGGACTTCCAAGTAACCGATATAGTTTAACGTCAATACCTGCTACACCAGTTAAAGAACTCATCATATCTCTAGAAGCTTGTGGGAAGTCAACTCCGAGGACAGTGGCAGCATTAACAACCAAGCCCGTAAAATATCGAAGATCTTCGGGACCTTTCCCCATTCTCAACATAGGATCAGCAATTTGTTTAGCAATGTCTATGAAATCTCTAGTAGTACCAACAGACTTAGCAGCATCTAACTGGAAGTTTTTAATTAGTCGATTTGTTTCTGCAAAAGCAGCATTATATTTTTCTATACCTATCAATAATTGTCCAGTATCCAAACTTCTATAGCGTCTTGCAGCATTGAAAATAGCACCCATTCCAATGTTTGCCTGTTCAATTTCGGCATTGTAATCATATAGTCCTTTTTTGAGCTGGGTCAGCAATAGAAAAGCACCAATAGTACCTCCTGTTGCTAAGAGGGTACCCATTGCTGACCTCGTCCTATAAATTTGACCGTTCAAGCCCGAATATGCAGCAGCCATCCGACCAACCGCACGAGTAGCACGGTCGTCTACAACGAATCTATTTATAATATTGTAGACGGTCTGCATTATTCAGCCCCCTGAACTGTCTTCCACTTTATTTTCTTTTTCAATCCAGAAAGATAGACCCTTTAGAGTTCTCTTTCTTTCCATAATTGTCATTTTTCTGATTACAGGTAAGGATTGATTTCCATACCTCATGATATAAGTTATTTCCCTCCAGAATTCGGTTTCATAGTCTTGAAAAAATCTTCATCCTCTGTATCCGAGGGAACATGTAATTTATTGTACAGAGCTTCTACTTGCCGAGTTTCTTTTACCGAGAAATAATTATCCCAAACCTGGAGTTCCTGATAGGAAACAGGTTTATCGTCAACTTCTACGATCATCATTTTAAGAAATTCCTGAACAAGAAGTCGCTGGGAAGAAGGAGCTTGTAGATCTACCTTACTCCCCAGCGCTTTCAAGGCAACATCCTCATCATTAGTGGTAATTTCTCGAACTTTAACCCTTCTACCCGAAAACAGAGTCGCTTCATACAACACAGTAATTGCCCCCTTTAGTTTTAGAAGATTTTACGCCGCTCATCCGCCTGGAATTCGATCTTTTTCTTGACTTTCTCGTCCCTACCAGAAGCAGTCTTGGAATAGCGCATCTGAATCCCATAATATACCCAGGCTGCTTTTGTACCATCCCGGTAGTTTTCTTGATCATGAATAACAATCTCTTCATAATCAATACGTGACAGATTCTCAGTGATCAATGCATCGATAAGATCATCAATGGCAGCATTGACGACCTCAACTTCAAAGTCTCCAGACCAACCCTTATGATTAACATCTCCGATGGACGGAACATTCCCCAAGTAACTACTTCGAGTGAAGTCCGCATCCTGTTTAACATTAAAGTTCGATACTTCAACGACGTTGACCAGAGTCCCATTCCGGAATAAACGAATCTGTGTATCTTTACCTTGAATAGCTTTACTGGAGGCCATTATGCAGCACTCCCTTCTTCAGTAATAACAACAGTCTCTCCAACTTGTGCATGGAGGACGATGTAACGCATTGAACTGTATAGTCTAACATAAATCAAAATATGAAATTCTCCATTAGCCATGGTCGAAGGAGTATTCATACTTTCCCCATCTACCAAAAATCCCTGAATGCGTTTCTTATTTCTTAGACTCTCCAAATACTTAGTTACCGCACCGAGACAATCCGTAGTAACATCTTCAGTCATCGGCATATTCTGGTAGGGTTTAAGCCCCGTACCAACATCATTTGTAATTAGATCACACATTCTCCTACGGAATACCATACAGGTTGCTGAATCAAGACTAAGTGTAACCCCTGATTTGATTTTGTAGCCTAGATCCTTATCGAACTCAAAAGCCATGATTCCTCGGTTCTTAAGCTCGATATAATCCAGACGAGTAAGATTCGTGAATTCAAGTCCCTTGATTCCAGCAAGGTATTGGGCAGCAGCCACACATGCGGGATCCCATTCCTCAGGAATCAAACTAAGGACAGAAGCGGCCCAAGCAGCCGGATTACTTAGTTCGGTAGTATCATTCTGATAGTTGTATTGGTAAACCCAGGGCCAAGCAAGAACACCTCGGTCGAGAGCATTTCGATAGGTATCTGCAGCCGTAAGAGCAGCAGCTTTTGCTGTTCCAACTGCCTCGTGAAGAACTGGAATCCGATCCCCCATCGCATTACAATGCGCTATGAGAGCGGTGTTTACAGTGGATGTTGAACGATCTGTAAATACAATGGTGATTCCCTCATAAGCTTCCAATTTAGCAAGAGCTGCAGTATAATTGGCGTCGGAGGGGGTCCCGTCTTCTCCCTGAGTAAGAGTAACTTCCTGACCTGCACCTGATACATTGGGAATAGCCGTTGCTCCCTCGGCTTTAGTTAAATTGATAAAATCTCCTGTAATCGGAAATGAATCAAGGTTAATCCCCAACCAGGTTTGAGTCCTGGTTCCGAGGGTAACCGTAAGATTGAATTTGGTATTGTCTCCTACAACAGCCGTTGCCTTCATCTTAACTTGATTCCCATAAGCACCCTCATAGGGAACCTCACCTTTAACCGAATTAGCAGGTGTAGGAGTAGCAGCATCCACTAAATAACCAAAAGCGGCTTTAGCAGTATCTGTCTCAATTCTTTGAACCACAAGGTTAGAGAACCGTTTACTAAGGAGTGATTTGAAACCCGAAAAGTTCCCCGACCCAAAGGTGTTGAGAAGATGAGCTGCACCACCAATGGCTGTCGGTTCATAGGGACCCATTTCGAATTGCCCCACAATTGCTACCACCGCGGAACCCCGGGTAGTAATTCTTCCAGGTGGACGGATTTCATCGATGTAAACGCCATCTAATGCCGTCCACTCAGAAGGGTTGTTAGTACGAAGAGGTTTAGCCATTCAGTAGACCCTCCTTTTAGAATATTTGTTTTTCTTCTGTTTCAGATGGATTGGGATTGGCAAAATTGAGATTGACGCCAATCTTGTTATGCAGGAATAGTTTTAGTAGTGCATATTCGTCCTTAGTTGCGACAAATGAAGTCGAACACATCATTGGTATTATTGCACGATATTGACTTTGGAGAACTTCACTACCTGTTTGTCTCATTTGTATTTCACCGTTAACTTGGTAATTAGCATGGATATTGTAGTAGTTTACAAGATTTATATTGATATCTGAGGAATGTCCGGGATTGGAGGTAAAAGCATTCATTGCAATTTCTGTGAAATAAGCCCGTTGTTCCTCAGTAACACACCATATATCAAGTTGTAATGGAATTTCGATATCTGCAATAATATATCGAGTAACTAAGGTAGCTACAGTACCCGACTTAGGTTGGTACTCAAGTAATTCTGGATATCTTAAATGGAATCGGATTGTCGGAGCAAGAATACTTAAAGTTGGTTCTACTAAGGGTTCATTAGGTCTCGGCCATCTTTCTAATACCTTTAATTCTTGAGGAAGCTGTGTTCGGAAGTAATTAGCTAATTCGTAGATAACATTCATTACTAATTTCATATAGGTACCAGTAATCAAATCTGGCATTTCTGCAATGATTCTAGTGGAAAGGAGTTTATTCCGACCAGATATACCAGCATTAGTACGAATAGCATAATCTCTTCTATTAATCCATACATCTAATTCAATTTGACCTAGTCGACTACCGTCGAGACCAGCATTTAATCTAATTGTTGGAAGACGGCTAGTTGTAATCCCTACCCCCAATCTAGCACTCTTAAGTGCAGTACGTGAAACCCCCACAATTAGATTTATCTGACCAAAGAAAACATTCACACCAGCTATTGATACCTCTAAATATATCTGACCAAATCGTTCTTGATTATCAAGACCAACTTGTAACCTAACTTGAGGAAGTCGACTATTCGATAATCCTATATTTAATTTTATAGCGGGTTCTCTCTGCCCAAGCCTACCAGCATATAAACATATTTGACCTAATTTACTTGTAGACAGACCAACTATTATTCGAGTATTCGGAAGTAGTGCTCTATCTAGTCCTGTATTAAGCTTTATT